TAATTTTGAAATTATGGTAAATTTGTGCGATCAATGTTTACTTTTTTTAAGGATTCGCAAGTTGCAATTGGTGGTTCATAAGAACTTAGCTTATAAAACATTACAAATGAAGTTCCTGCACCATCTGATATTACAGCAGTATTTTCACTTTCAATATGTATGTTTTCCTCGCTTGGTTTGAAGTTCTTCCAAAATTCGATAATTGCAGCTATGCGCTGTTTTTCCATAATTGCATGTAATTGCTCTTCTGGCGGTCTAGAGCCTTTTAAATCAGTTGTTATAGAAGCTGTTGGAGTTGAATAAATTCCCAACTCTCCAATTTCGTTTAACTTTTTGAGTTCTTGACCAACAATTGTTGGAAGGTCGATGGATTTTACTTCTACGAACTTAATCTTTTTATTTACTATCTCTTTTTGAACTTTGGTTTTCTTAATTACACTGCAAGTCTTTTTCATTATACTTGTTCCTTTTTCATATTATATATTACACTTTAAGACTTGTCGATAAAGATTATATCTAATTTTATTAACTTCTTCAATATCAAAAGTTTTTAAGACATAATTTTGAAACTTTTCTGCTCAATATTTTCTTTCTTCTGGATGTTCGACTCAATAAGTTATATTTTTTGCAAAATCTTTTTCTGTTTCACAAGCCATATATTTTGTTGCTATATCCTTCAAATCCTCTGGAAGATGGTAATAAAATTCTTGATATCCTCCAAAATTAGTTCAAATAGATATGGCTCCTTTTGCAAATCCTTCTATTACTTTAATAGCCGATTTAGACTTATTGAATTTTGATTTTTCTGCCAAATAAGCAAGATTTATATCGTATTGATCATAAAACTCACCATAATCAAACAATCCCTTCACATCTTGAAATGTGCAAATGTCTTCGCCAAGAACTGGAATATATCCTTTAAAATTATCAAATCCATACATTATTTTATGCTTATAAGTTTGTTCTTTTGGAGTTGGAAGCTCAACCATCCTACCGTCACTTGTTCTTTGTGTCATAATGTCCTTAACGGGCATTCCAGAAAGAATAAAATGAATACTTGTTGGATCTTTTGTGCTATTTTTTGCTTCTTCAAATATTTTTAACATTCCAATAAGATCGGGAAAGTGAGATGTAAGTCCTGCCCATCCAATAGTGACCTTTCCCTTTGCGCCTTCTGGCTTTGAATTTTCTTTCTCTTCATCTGAGAGTTTTTTTCATTGCTTTTGCGTTCACCTAAAAGCATTCGGTACAATGGTAATATTGTCAAAAGCATTTAAATTGGAGAAGATCATCTTCAATACTCGTCCGGTTGTTGTAACATAGTGTGATTTTTGAATTTGCTTCTTGGACATTTTATCCTTTCCAGCTTGAATTCATTGTGGCTTTAGAGGATGTGAATCTGGAAGGTCAAATTCATTGTCATCAACTTCGTGTATGATGGCGGGCTTTTTGAATCCTTTTGGTCATAGTCCTTCAATATCATTGATCAAAGCGTGTATTGGACTTGCCCTGTGTTGAATAATGATGTCGGCAAATTTCATCATATTCATATTGAATCTATCTGTATAAATGAAGTAAAATTCATCAGCGTAATGCTTAAACAAATTAAACAATGGAACCCTAAGTCTAAATCAGCAAGTTCCTGTTTCTGCTGGTGTTGATAATACTATAGCTGGTCTTGTTTCTGTTTTATAGTCATAATTATCTCACATTCCTTTGAAAAAATTATGAATTTCGTTAAAATCACTTTCTGTCTCCATATTTTTTTCAATTTCACAAATTCTGTCATAGAACTGTCGTTCATACATGGTAAGCTTAGATAAATCCATATACACCTCTTATATTACGCTATTGTCCAATCATTCTCATATAGCATATGCTAACTTTTTCATTTTTATTATTCCAAGGTTTAGAAATCGTTCAGCATTATACCTGTTTAATTTATTATATATTGCTAAAATTACATGAGCATCAGATGGCGAAAGCACATGATCATCTATAACAATTTCATTGGACATATCGAATCCTTGTTGTAAATTGGCAATAATATTTTCATTTACATTTTTACTAATTGATATATTTTTTACATCTTCTATCCTAATATTAACTCTATTTTGCATTCCATAATGCCTTTCTTTTCAATATCCCTTTTGTCATAAGAACATCATAGCATAATATAAATATTTAGAATTTAAGATATCAGTTCTTATAACTCTTATACCAATTCTTGTATTTTTGAATTCATTTACTGGCTTGCCAACTATATTTACAGAATTTACCCTTATTAATCAAAAATCGGCTTCTGGAAAATCCGTTTTTATTTCAACAACATCTTTTAATCTCATTATTCTACTTTAATCCTTCCTGCATGAACAGTATTTTTGTAAGTGATAGTTCCATTGGATGATTTGATAAATTCAAGAAATAAATCATATATTCCAATATTTTTTAAATCACCATCTTGTAATAAATAATGAACAACATTAGATGATCCCAATCCCGAAATTGATTCAACAACATTTCCAGAAAATTCTTCTTCTTTTCTTGGATTGAAGGCTCTCAGTACGATAGAGCTATAAGAAGTTAATGGCTCATTTTGATCATATGAATCATAGACGGTAAATTCCAACTGAGTTCCAAATGTATTTCTTGGAATATATATTGTTTCAAAATATGGATGCATTATCTAGTTCCCATTATTTCTGCGTACAGTCTTTTATTTTTAGGTCTTAACTTTCCCTGTCGTATTTTATTTACTATGTCATTTATGAACATCTTTTTTCTTTTTTGTCTATGTCTTTTAACTGATGGCTTTTCATAAAAACTTTTTGCTTTGATTTCATCGTACAATCCTGATTCGCGGTATTTTTTACAGAATCTATTGACCATTCTGCCTTCTGGCTCTCCTTTTCAAAGAGGCTCAACATACAAATTTAATGCCATATAATCTCCTTTAGTTGTACTATATAAAATTATATATGAAAGGAATTGGTTTTAATGGCGCAAAAGGTATCTGTATTAATATACAATCCGTCAATGGATTCTTATGTTATATCTAAAGTTTATGGATGACATGGATGAACCGTACCAAAGGGGCATATTGATAATGGTGAAAATGCAAGACAAGCAGCAATCAGAGAAGTTAAAGAAGAATGTAACATAACCATAACAAGACCGAATAACATGAAATTAATGGGAACAATTCCTTACGGAAGAAGACAGGAACACACTTTAACATCATTTTATTATGAAGTAAACGAAAGAGAAGCAAAATCGCCTCTCCGTTGCAATTCATATTTTAAATATAATGAAGATGATGTGGAAGAATATCCAGAAGTTGAAAATGTTCAATGAATGAAATCTGAAAGTTTTTGAAATGTTTTAGACAAATATCAAGCAAAATTTTATTTAGATTGAGTATTTAAAAATAAGCAACAAAACGAAGGTGTTTATTCATCTGTTCTTAATTTTAAACAACTAATTTAGAAACCTTATCTTCAACACTAACCACAATCGCTTTTTCAACAAAATCATGAATTGATTCTAAATGAGAAATTATGATTATGGTCTTAAACATTCTCTTTATTTTATCAAACAACAAGCCAAGCTCTGGTATCTTTGTGCTATGCAAGTTTCCAAATCCTTCATCTATAACTAACATGTTACATCTACTTATACTTGTTATGTTGATTAGTGCCACTCTAATAGCCAACGACAACAACATTTCTTCCGCTCCAGAGGATGCTTCTATCGGATACCACTCATCTTTTATATTCTTAAATGAAATATTCAATTCAGACTTTTTGTTTCCATCTTTTAAGTCCAATAATATTTTTACAGACAATCCCAAAGATGTTCCCAATATTCTATTAACTTCCGTTTCCAATATTGAAATATAATTATTTAAGATGGTATTTGGCAAAGAATTTTGATTCATTATATCTCTATATACAATCAATGCATTTGCTTTTCTTCTCATCTCAAATAATTGTTCAATTTGTAAATTAATTGTTGTTATCTGTCTTTCGTGTTCTATGGTTAACTTTTTATTTGCTTCGATCTTGGCTTTAGCCATAGATAAAATTTCAACTATTTTTCCTCTTTTGAAAGAAAGATCATCTATTGATTTCTGAACTTTTTCATTTTCTTGAATTATGTGCTTGCTTTTGTCAAATTCTTCTATCAATTGCTTTTTGTTTTCAATTCTTAAATTGAGATTGATGATCTTTGATTCAACTTCCGAAGATTGGTTTGTAATTCTCTCCAATTGTTGATGCCAATCCATTTCATTTTCAAATCTTTCCAACATTTTTTTATATTTTTGTTGATTTTGTAATTTCAATTGCAAATCATCCTCTATACCATCTATATTTCCTGCTTCTTCTTGATATCGCATCAAAAGAACGCATGTAGATTCTTTACAATTAATTTCACCATATTTTTCTTTTATTGAATTATATTTTTTAATAGATTCTTTTAATATTCCAATTTGAATATTTAAATTATTGATCTGATCTCTGCAAGCATTAACTAATTTTTTAATGTCTTCTTTTGATTTTGTTATTTTCTCTTTTAATTCAACACCTTCCATTTCGATCTTTGATCTCAACAATTCTAATTTTTTAATTTCAGATTCATATTCTTTTATTTGATTTTGAATATTGTCTTTGTCAATAATTACACAATTTATTGGTTTAATCTTGCTTAAAAAAACGCTTACTTTTTCATCTACTGATTTTAGAATATTGGTTGATTTTTCTAACAGTTCCTTTTGACTCTTGTTGTCTTCTTTTATTTTATTGATTTCATCTTTATGCAATTGAAGATTGGTAAGTAATGGTTTTGTATCTCCAAGAACATCTATGACAGCATTTACCTCCTTTATCTTCTGTTTTGATATATCAAACAAAGAATTGAAAATTCCAATTCCTAAATTTTCCATAACAACATCTTTTCTTTGCGTATTTGTTGATCTAACAAATGAAAAATAATTGTTTTGAACGGACAATGTTGTGAGAATGAAATTTTCAAATGATCCAAAGATATCTGCTATTGCCTTGTTGGTTAGCGGAACAGTTTCTTCATTCATCGGAATCCAACTACCATTTTCCAACTTTTCAAATTTAACTATATGCTTTGCTGCTCTTGTTCCAGTTATCAATTCCCTATTAATTCTAAAAACAGAATCCCCATTTGTTAAATAAACTTGACCTTTTGCAAAATCTTCGCCACTTCTAATAACATCTGCAAAAGCAACATTTGTTGTCGTTTTTCCAAAAATTATGAATGACAACGCATTAAATAGATTGGATTTTCCAGAAGCGTTATCTCCAAATAATCCAATTAATCCAGACATATCATTTTGAAAATCTATCTCAACATGACTATATTGGAACATATTCTGAAATTCCAATTTTAATATATTCCAAAGTCTAGAAGAGCCATCAGATTTTGTTATTCCAAGTTCATTATTTATTTCTTTGTTTATGTTAAAGATATCATTCAATTCAACTCCATCTGGAACCGTAAAATTATTTTTTAGATAATTTTCTATTAATTCATTTTGATAACTTACATTTGAAAAATTTATTGGAGTATAATTATCTCTGACTTCTTTTGTTTCTATTTGATTTTCGTTCAACCTGAACGCTTCTTCAATAATTGGATTAATTCCATATTTGTTTAAAACAAATGATGTTATATCTTCTTTAAAACTCACATCCAATATATTATTTGTAGAAACAACGATTCTTATATTGCTTTTATTTGTAATATGTTGATCTTCCAATGTTTCAACTATTACATTTTTTGCATTTTCAACTTTTGAAATTGGAATAAATACATTCAAATAATTATAATCATTTAATATCGAATGTTTTTCAACGAAATTATCTTCTTTGTTTCCAATTTCTAAATACAAAAATCCTTTGTTAACATCTTCTCCAAAATTTTGTTGAATAAGATTCCCTACCATTCACGCTTTTTTGTTTAGCTTCTGAGTGCTGTGAATATCTCCACACAATAGCATATCATAATCCAAAAAGCATTCATTATATTTAATCATAGAATCGTCTTGCCAACCCGCATCCGTCTGATATAGGTCAACTGCCCCATGATATAATGCAATGTTGATGTAGTCGTTTCTATGCTTTTTATCGACCTTTATAGGTCACTCACTCTTTGGTTGATTGAACGCATAATGACCTATGCACAATCCCATTCTTTCATCTGATGGCTTGTTCAGTGTAATAAATTTACTGCTATCCAAAATAAAATGATTTGGAATATCATTTAAAACTGCGTTGACGGAGCTTGGCCTGTTTGGATTCGTTACATTCATATCATGATTTCCAACAAGGGTATATGTTGGAGCAATTAGGGCGAGCTTTTCAAAAAATCATTTTGCAAGAATGATAGATTCTGGACTTAATTGCAATTTATTATGAAATGTATCTCCAAGATTGAAGATATAATCTGGTTGCAGCTTTTCAATTTCTTGCAATGTCTTTTCAAAAATTAATTTATATTCTTCGTGTCTATTAACTGTTCTAATATGTATATCTGATAATGCAACTATTTTTCAATTATTCATTAATTACTCCTAAATATTGTCCAATTCATGTTCTAAAATATACAAATTGTGAAACACTTCTGCATCTTCAACCAATCTCATAAATTGCTTTCTTCCTATATCATTGATATCTCTATCATTGGGAAATCTAACCAACTTAACTGGAACTTCATGTTTATGGAATAAATTTGCAATTCTTAATGTTTTCTTTTCAAAGGCATCCCTATCCAATGCTAATATAACACATTCTGGCCTATTTTGCAATATCCTATCGAAAATCAGATGGTCTGATTTAATAAAAGATCCAAGCAATGGAACTGCATTGTCTCCAGCAGTTATAGCATCAAAAAATCCTTCAACCAAATATATTTTTTCTTTCCAATCTATAAAGATTTCATTTGCTATGATACTTTTTCTAGGAAATGGAGGAATATACTTCATATTATCAAGAATTCCTCTAACAAAATATGTATTACAATCTCCATTCTTATTATAGCTAGGAATTAATACGGAATAACCATCAAATTGATAATGAATTCTATATTTTGCAATATCAAATTCAGAAATTCCTCTTTTGGAAAGATATTTCATTGCTTTTAAATAATTATTTGACTTTTTATCCTTGCATCCATCTATCAAAATGTAATTTTCTGGAATTTTTACCATGTGCTGGATTTCAATTTCTGGTGGGTTGTCTAAAATGATGGATTCCAAATCTGTATCTTGTGGTATGGTATCCAATCCCAATATGGATGGATCTAAATTAAGATATTTAACTAGATAAAGCAGAGATCTTCCCTTGAATTCACAAACCCAACAATGAAACATGTTTTTTTCTATATTTACTTGTAACTTTTTCTTTCCCTTTGCTCTACTTGGACAATCATCGTTTGGACATGTGAAAAGAAATTCTGGATCTTTGTCTATATAAGATCCCATAGCATCTTCAAATGCTGGAAGTATTATTGATTTGTCCATAAACCCTCTATTTTATGTTTTGCGCGTTTATGCTTCTCGTCAACACTCATGCGTCTATTGGATCGTACATTTCTGCATGTATTTCTCCGACGCTCTTACCCTTTTCATATTTTTTTAATTCGATTTCAGGATGTGTTTGTTCAAATATCTTTGCCAATCACGATTTCTTATCCTTGACTCAGGTTGGCTTAGTTCCTCTTCCAATAGCACATTTTAATGCAGTTGATGGAGATACCAATGTATACTTTATTTTCTTTCCATGAAGAATATATTGACATAAAATATTGAAACAATTTAATAAAATTATTGTATGAGCCATACTTTCACTTTGTTTGAAAAATTCAAGTGGTTTTTCTATGAAGGTGTGAGAAATGTCATGCTTTGCAAAAATCTTATTGATTGCAACTTCAAAAACCGATACTTTTTTAAAAAGATCTTTATCTTTAACTATTTTATTTAACGGAATTGATATGAATTCATAAATGATATCACTCTCGTCAGACACACAAATTCCAATATTTGATGTACTGATGTCTAATCCCAATACTTTTGTCATAAATCACCTAAAATCTAAATTTAACCAAGAATGTTATATCAAAATTCTCCAATATCCTAAATGGTTCGGCCAATGTCGCAACCGCCAGACACTCATTCTTATTATTATATAGTCCTATTGAAGTAACGAAGACTGGCTTGTCATTTTGTTCAATGATCATTCATGCAGAGGCACTATTTGCAATAGTATTATTTGAATAATTATTTTCATTTCAATAAGCGGTTAATGAACTGGTAACTGCTGTATTTGATTCATCTATCGAACTTCAATATGTTGAATTGCTTGAAGATCAAATTTTTTCTCCATCAACCAAACAACTATATGTCATTTCGTGCTGATCTAAAATTGTAGAAAACTGTAAGGAATCACCAGATTCAAATGAACTTAATGAATTTGCTATTTCATTAAAGAAAATGCAGACTCCATCACCATATAATATATAACCTTTTATCAAATTGTCAATAGCTGTCTGCAAATATCCTATCTTTTTATAATGTACGGGAAAATTTTCATTTGCCGAAGTTGTTAAGAAATCATAAACAGAACCAGTTGCCGCTACATTATTAAATGTATAATTAATTGATTGCAATACAATTCCATCTCCATGAGGAAGAACCACGATGGCAGCAGAAGAATTTGAATCTCAATCAAAGAAATCTGGATATAGTCCATCAAAATAATTTTTATATGGAGCAAAATTAGAACTAGAAATCAAATATGGCCCGACCAAAGCAAGATCTCCAGAAGAAGTTATGGTTTCAATACTATGAAGCTCTTTTGTTCTCAATGATTTTTTACCAATTGGAACAAAAGAAGTATAATATGAAACACTTCCATTATATCCAGACATGCCGGAATTTGTCATTCTTTGAAAATCATTTTTATTTACAAAATTATAATGCATTATATTCAATTTACTCCACAAAATTCAACTCATTTAAAGTTAGAAGAATTTCCAATAGATTGAGCCAAACTACTTCTTGCTCCGGTAATTGGAGCGTCCCCTCTTGTGCCACCATATGTATTTCCAGATGCAGAATTAATATTTTCATCATCTATTCTAAAGGTTCCAGATCCAGATTGAGTGCTTGTATTTTTTGAAGATCATGTTTCTGTTAAATAAAGATATCAATCTACTATCGATCCAGTCGCAATACCTCTCAAAGAAACTACTCAAAAATAATTTGACCCATTAGCATATGTTGCTGAACAAAATATATTTTCTCCACTATCTATTTTATAAATTAAATATGATTCATTTTGATTTAATGAATTTGACGGATCTATATTTCATGATGTGGCAGATACGCAAAAATATTTTGATGCTGGATATGCGCTTATTGTATCACCAACTTTTGTTTTTCCATTAATATCATCAGTTGGATACGCAAAACATCCGCTAACTGATGCCGATGCTGCATCTTGGATTCAATAAGATCAAGAAAAATATTTTAATATTCTTTGATATGTAGAATTATCATAATCAGCAGTGACAGCTCAATTTGGTTGCAAATGATCTCCGACAAGATAAACTCCATAATCTCCAGTAACAGCACTAATTCCAAAAATTACACTTGTACTACTACCACTTATTACATTTCCATTTGCATATGAAGAATCATGTAATCAAATTTGAGAGGCAGAAAGATTTTCAATTATAACATGATTGATAGCGCCAGTTGTACTATAAGCAGATATTGCATATGAATCATCTCCAATTCCAAAACCACTATATCCAGTCAAATATGAATAAATATTTGTATATGCATTAATATAAGGAGTATATCCATTTTGAATATTTACTGATGATATTAGTTCCATTGATAAATTCCTACTAAATTTCACTCTCAAACATTATATTGATTTTTTAAAGATTGAACAGTTGCTGAAAAATTATTATAAGCATAAGAATAATTTATTCCAACAAAATTTAATATTTTATTTTGATACTTGTCTGGATGATACTCTTGTGATTTTAATATATAATCTATATTTTGAGAATAATTTCCTATAATGGTAGAATCAATAGGAAGTAATACTAATTTAAACATATCAGAGACGCAACCAGTAAAAGAATTACATATAAAATCCTTGCAAACAATAGTATTTGCAATAAATTCTCTTGTGCCATCAGTTAATTGTGTATAGATACTAGTAACATGTGACGCATCCGATGTTACTGCTTTATCACTATATAAAGTTGCTGGAACTTCAATTCATGACATTATCCAATTCCTCTCGAAATTTCTACTCAAGTATATGTTGATATTCCTTTTTGCATACATATAGCTGTTAATTTATAAATTCTTAAATTTGAATCTATTCAAGAAATCTTTTTTATATGACCATGATTAGTTGACATCGCACTCATACTATATAAATTAAATATATCATTTATATCTGTTAACGAAGTTTTTTCTCTGTTTGATTCAGTAGAATCTATCAAATCTAAAGAATGAATATAAATAGGATCAGAACTAGCACACATAATATTTAAAAATATAGTGCCTATGTTTATTTCCTGCTCGCCAGCAGTTAATGCTTCATATATATATCTCACATCTGCTGCGCTAACGGGTAATCCAACTTGCATTCCGCTTGGTACTGACATTATCTTCTAATCCTTATGTTAAAATCATATTCATTTAAAAAATCTTTTTTTATTGGATGTGGAAATTTACAAATTGCCATTACATCATTTTTATCATTCATCAATGAAATTGTAGAAATATATGTTTTTGGATGAAGTGTTTTTTCCATTTTTGCCAATTCGTTAAGATCATTTATTTTATTAAACATATAATTTCCACTTAAACTTTTTACTGTTTGATTAGATGTATAATTTGCTCTATCTCATGGTATATTGATTGTAACTTTATAATCATAATAATATTGAACATAATTATATTTAATTCTTTGTTCAAGAATATTTCATCAAACTGCCGGATTTGCCGTTGATCCTAAATTACTATCATTCTTGTTTGTCAGTCTTGCAGTTTCAAATTGTGGTCAAGAATCTATGTCATTAAACAACATTATCAATCCATAATCTTTGAATAAAACTCCAGAAATTCTATAAAACGAATTGCTATTATAAAATACTTTTGCCTGAATGTAGACATAATCTAATTCCATATCATCTCATTCTTGAACTTTCAATCCATCTTCTGCTTTTGTAAGGTTAGTTATTGTAGCCATAGTTGTCATGTCAGAAGTATAAATGAATGTAGTAGTATCATATTCACTATATCCAATATACCAAGAATTTTCCAAATCTCCAGTAATTGAAATAATAATATCTGAATTAAAACTATCCAATTTATCTTTGAATAAATGATTTGAAAAAGCAATACAATGTAAAGAAGACACAGAAGCTCCAGTTCATGGATTTGTTATATATGATCTATTATTATAAGCATCTGTCTTAAAAAATTGTGATTGTAATTGATAAAAAATATTATCGGCCCAAAACCAACTTCCAGACAATGAATGTCCATTATCAAATCCTCTAAAAAAAACCTTATCGTCAGGATCGGTTCTAGACGATAAGGTTCTTGCCGTAAATGCTTCTATGTACAATGGAACATTATTATTATTAGAATCAAACTTTATATCATTGTTTTCATATAGATATTCTATCCTCTCTACAATTGGAACTGACGAGGTTGGTATTTGATGATATATGTATTCTCTGTCATGTTGAACTTTCATTTAATTCCTTATAAGGTAATTTTAACCTTAAACAATGCTCTATTATACCTATCCTTCTTTCTTGGAATGTTTGCTTTTGCAACAGCTAAAAGTTGACCGTTATCATCATATAACCCAACTCCAGTAATATATGTCTTTGGAGTGATTGTAAATGCATCTCTAACCCTTCTAGTTCCAACATATGGAGATGCTGTAACTGATCAAGTTGTATTTAATGAATAATTAAATTCTTTATTTTTCGCTTCGCAGAAATAAATATAGCTATTTTGATATTCAATTGAATTAGCTGTAATTCCTTGACATACTGAACTTGCTGCTACAGAATTAATAAATGCTGGTAGGTTTTGTGCAGCAGTCAATGGAGAGGTTGTTTCGTCAAATATAGCTCTTAATAAGCCAGTTACAGTTTCATTTCCTGCAATCATAAAACAAAGCAATCCATCATCCAAAAATGCAGTTCCAACTTTTGTTGAAGACAAAGATCCATGATTACCATGATAGTAAATAGAAGCCTGTGCCGGGTCATATACTGTTGCTGTCGAACTATCATTTACTAGTCTAAATTTATATCCAGTAGTAGTTCAACTATTATTTGTTCATTTTAGATCAAAAGTAGTACCACTTTGTCTTAGTCTATCTAAAAACAATTGTGAATTTATCATAATTACATAAAATTTTGAAATTGAACTTCCACTTCATTGAATTAGATCCGTTGTTGGATCATCAAGCGCAAAATATTTTGTTCCTATAACATTATATATTTCTTTGCTTGTTATATTTCCGTCCAAAACAGACCCGTTAGATCCAGACAATGCAGCAGTTGATCCCGTCATAGCAATGGCATGTTTGATCCATCCAGAAATACTAGAATTTACCCATTTGTCCCCAGATCCATCAGTTCCAGTTCCATCATTTGCCAAATATCATAAGAAATATGTTGGATCATTTTCTTGAAGAACGACATCATCTGTTTCAAACTTCTTATATGTGTATCTCATTTTCCTTTATCCTTTTTGATTAAGCTGTTGGAGCGGGAATTCATGCAGCAACCGTCATGGTGATAGTGTCCGACTGAACACCGGATTTCTGCCCCTGAACCTTGAATGTATATGTTGTACTTTCTGAAATGTTTGAATTTGAACTATATTCCAAGATCATATTAACACCGCCACCAGATGCTTTATCTTGTGTTACTTTAATATTTTGTGTGAATGACAATTCGTTGTTTAAATCTATAATTGAATAATTCTCTGAAATGTCTTCAACATTATTTGTTTTTATGAATAATGTACATCTTGGACTTGTTGAAGTAATGGCTGGAGTTCCATTAACAGTTATGAATGTCATTATTTGAGTTCCATCATCCATAGTGATCAACAAGTTTTGCAATGCAGAATTATCATTTGTATTAGCTTCCAAAACTGGAAGTGCTAAAATTTGAGCATCGGCATTATCTCCCAATGTTGAATCATACAGATTGTAATTAACTCCGTCATCTGATAATGCAAATTGAGTGATGTTGAATTCTCCCCTTGCCAAAGCTTCACGACCAGCACGGGTCAATCTAGCTTCTATAATGTTTCCTGTACTTGACAAAAACATATTCCACTTCTCCTATTATGTTGTTTCTTTAATCGGTTGATTTTCATCTATGGCAATCGAATCAACTCTTGGAGTAATTCTAAATTGCTTTTTCTCATAATTATATATGTTCAATGCCTGAATATCATAATCTTTATTTTTTATTGTTGACATCTCTCCTAATCCATTCTGTAATTTGAATTCTCCAACAGTTTTTGACATTCAATCAAGATCAGATGTAGAATTATCCCTTGCCAAATATAAAGATGACAGATCCAATGTTACAAAATTGTTGATATTTGAATTTGATGTCAATGCATCTATAATATTATATACTACATAAGGCACTTCTATTACGCTCAATTTAATAATTTTATTTTTTATTATCTCACACTTAGCATAAGATGAATGCATATTTTGATCTTCTTCGATAATAAACGACAATAAATTTCCAGCATCACCCAAAAACGCATTATTTCCAATTACAGGCATTGTAATAGGAGTTGCGCTTGGGCCTAAATTTCCAAAATTAACTATCGTAGATGCATTTGAAATTGCCGAAGATGCAATTTCTGGAACATTAAGCGAATAATTCAAATGTCTAAATCCATCAGAACCTAATTTTATTGTCAGTTCTGTTGCAGTAGACAATGATGGATATCCAATATCTCCAGATGCAGAATAGACATTTGAAAATACAATAATTGGTTCTAAATCACTCTCTGTTCTTGATGGTATAATTAATTTTATTTTTGCATTTGGACTTTGATTGCCATATCTTGTTAAGCTTAAATTTAATGTTCCATATTCATCATTGTTTTTCATTTCTGTTTTATTTCATGACATATTCAACTGAGATATTTCTGAATGTGCTATTTTTTCTTCATAAGCATTTTCTATAATCCAATTTGAATTCGTCAAAGTCTCACCAAACTTAAACAATCCAGTTATGCTATTCACACTAGTTTCATTTCCTTGATAATCGTTTAATCCTCAAGACGAACTTATAAGATATCGATTTTCATATGAAGAAAGTGATAAATTGTTTGATGGACTTGCTATTGTACATTCACTTATTGTTACTGCTGATGATGTTTTTTGAATTACATGATTACAATCTACATTATCCAATTGATTTACGGCAGAGTTTTGAATATTTTGAATTTTGTTTGATTCATATATGTTATAAAGTGATTCCAAAACAGATACAACAACCTCTTCAGAAGATTCAGACTGTTCACTAGCTTGATTTTTCAATATTTCTTTAAAAATTACCGATTCATCAACTATTAATGAATTGCTTGTTTTTTCTTGATAAATTGAATGCTGTAATTCTTCGTCTGAACATTGTGGTTTCTTTCAAGCATATTTTTTGTCATAAAGCATGTCGTTTTCAACTAAAATTCCGCCTTCCACATCACTTTTTGCTGGAACCAAGAATTCGATTATCATTTTTATGATATTTTCTGGATATTGTGTCTTTAAAACCTTATAAAATGTCTGAAAGTCGAAATATGAACTATAGGCAGACAAGAAGGCATTAATTGTATCCATCAATGTAGTTAATTTTGAATAATTTGGTTCGTATAAATCGCTTGCTTTTCCATATAGATCATCTATATTATAATTTGTCAATAAATTTTGAATAAAATCATTAATTATTTTTGTTGGAGAACAAATAATTTCTAATCTATTGTTTGATCTTAAATAATTTGATACATTTCCATCTTTATCTACATATATTCCAATAGGATCAATGGCAACTCCAGCAGAAAATTTCATCTCTTGAGCTTTTAATACATAAATTGTTTTTAATTCGGCAGAAGATGGAGAAATTGCAGCAATGGCATTTTCTTTTCCTATTTTATCAACATAATGAGTAATCGCTTCTCCGTATTGTGGAATGCTAGGAATTTCTCAATATCCATATGGATTATTTGAATTTCATTTTAATGTCTGATAGTCCATGATTAACGAAGACAATGAAGCAATAGTTACAGGATTTGAATTTACATATATTTTAACTCCAAGAGTGTTTAATCATTCATTTCCATGATAATCAATAATTAAATTGTATCATGTTGCAATCGGAGATGCTGAAGTTCCCACATTTGCTGATAATGAATATATAGTTCCTATTGATTTGGCCGTAGATGAATCTTCTATCTTATGATTTATAATAGGAGAATAATATGACAAATAAGCAACACCAACTTTTAAATCATAAGATAGAGTAAATATTGTGTCTGTTGTTACATAATCAAATGTACTATCAGTAGCAGGAAATGCCATTGGTGTTCCCATCATTCCTATTGCACTTGAAGAATAGTTTATATAAGCCTTATTCTCTACTCCACCTCCATCATATACTAATGTAATAATTTCCATTCCATCAATATTTGAGTCAATCGTACCATTTCTTAATTTATAAAAATCTGGAAATGTAAAATGTGTTACTATAAAATTAGGTTCGCTTGGTGCCGCCTGAAATTTTTGAGATCCACCATAAAGAGTCTTAACTGGAATATTTACTGGTTGATATGTTCAATTATGATATGTAAATCCTGATGATGGTGCATCCTTTGAAATGGTAATATATTCATTGATCTGAATTAAATTTTCTGGTCATCCAAAAATGTTCCCAAGCATTCTAACTGCTTTTCTTGTTCCTTTGGACTTTATGATTCCCGAAATATTGTTTACAAATGCAGCTTTGAAATACCTTGATATATCAACTCCAGAATAAGTTGTTCCATGAACAGCTTGATAATAATCTATTAAATTCTTTTCGGTTAGATCATATACTCTTCTAAATCCTAAAGAATCTATAAATTGATTCAATATGAAATCATTTGGTAAATTATCAAATTGATATTCCATTGCATATAGATTTTTGATATCTTTCATTGTAATATACAAATCATCAAACTGTTTTGCAATTGCCTTTATCAATGTATCAAATTCATCATCTTGTTGAGTCATCACATCAGGAAGAAAATCGGTCAACTTTCCTAAATTGTATACATCATAATCTGTAGCTGATGCAATCCAAGAATTTACTTCCGAAACTACAGCATCTGAGCTAAAATATCATTGATTTAAATATTGTCTATGCAAAAATGGAATTACAAAACTATAAGATTGTGCGCTCGAAGAAGCATAGGTTGCTCCAGTAATCGTAGCTGTTATTGAAGTTGTTGCTATTCGATTTGCGAGATAAACAGAGAATGGATCTGAATCATATTTCCAACCCAAATATTCAGCAACGAAACTATCATCGGCAGTAACTACAAGATTCGTTGCTGAAACTCCTCATTTTTCAAACGAAGGATAAAAGTCCAATATCTCGTTGATTGCATAATTGACTTCATACAAGGCAGATCCAAAATACACAAAATTTGAAAATGATGAAAAATCAATATTTTCTCTTATTCTTTTTGCATTTCTTTTCGACAAAGAAGCAAGGACTTTTTCATGCGATGATAATGAATTCAGCGTATATGATCTACTGGACATTTATTGTCTTTTCCTCATCTTCTAATGGTAAATTTTGTTGTCTATCAAGCAAGAATTCTCTTTTCATGAATTCAATATATTTTTTCATATGTTCTGGACTTTCTTTCAAAGCCTGTTCTATTTCTGGAATTCTTTGTTTTAATATGTATACATAGTTTAATAAATTTTCATAATCTTTTGTTCTCAACAATTCATCTTCCATAGATTTTCATCTTGGTATTTCTTCAATGTTTAATATTTGTTGCGTAAAATGCTTGTAATGCATCAACATGGTATCGTTTGTCTTTTTTATTCTTTTTAACACATCATCTTCATTTTTATAATTTTTATCTACATTTTGAAAAAATGAACCTGATTTTAATTTTTCAAAATATCCAGAATAATATTCTTTCCAATCTTGAACATTGTCTTTATTTATTTTCACAAAATCTTCTACAAGAGGAAGTGTCATGGGATAATTTTTTAATACTTCTTTAATTTTTCGAATTGCTGTCATCGGATCTTTGTGTCAAACTTTCATGTCCAACAATCATGCAGCAATGCTGTCTTCTGATTCTTTGATTGTAAATTCAACACCGATATGATAATCAGAATTCGTAATTAATTTCTGCATGATCTTCAAATCTCGTATATAATCTTCATCGGACAAATCTATTCCATAATTGTCAGCGTCATTAAACTCGGTAGAATTATCATTTATTCCAATCAAATATTTTCTTCTATTTCTATTGGTGAACAACAATAGATCGTTTCCTTCATATGGTTCATCACCATGATCTTCTTTTGCTCACTCACTTACAAATTCATTCCAATCGGCATTATTTGACGCATGTTCGCTTGCAAAATCTTTTGCATACAAGCGAATATATCTAGCCTTGTCCCCATCTGAAATTTCATCATCTTCGTCTTCTTGTTCATCGATAAGATCATTCTCTTTCAAATATTCCAAAAAATCATCTCAGTATGAAGAATTATCGATATCATATTTTAAATCTTCCCAAACACCATCAGCTTGCGATTCCACATACGATTGTCATTCTTCATCGCTAGGTTCCGTTATTCTTTCATGATCTGGATACAAATAGCTTCATGCAGACTCTTCATCTTTCACGCATCATGTAGATCCAGCACATAAATCGGTTACTTGTTGTAAATTGCTTAAAACATAAAATTTTCAATCTTTATAAACAGCATTTGGTTTGTAATTTTTTTGCATTTCTTTGAAAGATACTATTCCATCGTATTCTTTATTAATATCTTTCAATTCTTTAAAATTATAATCATTGATGTTCTTTGATTCTTCAAACTCTTCAAGTCTTGAATTTCTTATGAATCTTTGTATTTGTTCTTTAATTGCATACGCATAATAGTATCTCATATAACCAGAATTTTCAAGCGATCTATTTGCAAGTTGCGCGTAAATTCAATGCATATATTTTCCTTTTGGAAATGTTGGATCTCCATATATTAAAACATTTCTATAATGTTCTAATATTTCTCTTGCATATTCTTCTCTTTTCTCTGGTTCCACATGTTGACCCTTTTCAGCCATCTTGTTTGCCAATTTCACGATGGCTGGATCAAATACCTTCTTCATTTTTGATTCCCAATCTTCTTCCAATGGAAGTTTTTCTTGAAAACCAACCTCTCCTTTTTTTGGAGCAAATATTTTTCTTGCAATCTCTCAATCCATGTCATCGAGCAAATCTGGATGTTTGTTAATGATTTCTTTGAATCCATCTATTTTAACACCATTTTCCGAAAGTGCCATAGCAAGATCTATAGCTTTTTCTTGCAATTTGTCATCTGAAAGTTTTTGAATTATCAACATCGAAAGATCTTCAGATGCCAAATCATGTTCGGCTATTATTGGTGCCATGTTGATTTTGATAAAATCATATGAAATTACATCATCCTCTTCAATTTCAAAATATAATTTATTGAATGTATCAACAATCATCTTTGAATAATCAAGCTCAGAAACATCTCAATAATCAGAAAAGTCATCTATCGAAGATCATGCCATTTCAAAATCTTCAACATTATACAAATCATTATTGAATGCATATACGCCATCAGCCTTTCCATTTTGCATAGTATATCAAATTGACAAGAGCGGGAAATGCATACTTTTATCTAATTCTTTAAGTAAATTTTGATAGACAGCAATTGCGATCTTTTCTGTTTGTTCAATATATGTTCTTTCCAATGGTCAATACATTCTTCTGCTCACCACAAAATTAACAATTTGCTTTGCAATGTATTCAACAAACACATTGGATGTGCGCTCTTTTAAATAATGCAAAACAGAATCATTATTATTATCAATTCAATGTACAATATACTGATTACCTGCATCTCCAAAAAATTCATCGATATATTCATCAAAGTCAATATATTTAGCATATTTTTTCATCAAGGAAACATCTAATTTTGAAAACAAACTTTCATCTCATCTGATATTTTCAAATCTTTCTTGAATTGTTTCTTCATCGGTTATTTCTTTTGTGTTTACCATGTTAACGAATTCTCTTTTATTAGAAATTTTCATTCTATTTTCTCTTTCTCGTCTCGCTATGTCTTCTAATTCTTCTGGAAGGAGTTCATGTCCATATTTTTGTTGAAACATATTAATATATCATTCTTTATTATCAACTCAATTTCATAACTCTGGCATGATCGCTAATCAGTTTATGACATGCCACATATTTCGCTCTTTCATTTGTTGAAATTCATGTTTTTTTTCTGTTTTTATGTTTTTAAATATTGGTCTTAACATCAATATATCTTCATGTAACAAATCGGCTGGAGAATTGCGATTGTTGGCAAATTCAAAAGTTCACTCTGCCAACAATCATTTTGGATCATTTCCTTCTTTAATCAATCATATCTTTTTATCATAAACGGCTTTTTCCAACTCATCAATGGTTATAGAATCACTTCTTATTGGATTTTGTTTTCATAAATAATGAGCAGCATCAACTTCGTTCTTTACACATCACAAGAGATCTCTGGTAATGTGCTTGATGCAAGATCCAACATTGGATATTTCAAAAACAGAATATTTTCCATTTTCACCTATCTTTCTATATCCAGATTTTGATTCGTTATTTAATCAACGATCTTTTTTTACTTTGTTGACAATGCTTTCTGCTACATCAACGGTTTCTTGCAACTCGTCAATGTTCTTGTATGAATTGATGTCCTTCTTTCCTGTAAATTCTTTATATTGAATGATATCATCAAAAGTAGTTAAATATCTTCTAAAGATTTTGTCTGAAAATCCTTTATGATTTCTAAGAGCTTGTATGATCATTTTAATAACTCAAGGAGTATATTTTGCTGCCTTGTCAGATGTAGGATCTGAATCTTTTGCAATTGATATAATATGATTTATTAATTTGTCACGCTCTTTGTCCAAATATTGATCTTCAAATCCCAATTGATTCTTTAATTTAGAAGCATATTCATTCGCATATTTTTCAATATGACTCATCATGTAAGCAACCTTGCTATCAAAATCCTCCTTTAATGTCATTTTGTTCTTAAAAGTATCAAAAACCAATCCAACTCTGTTTGATCTGAAACCTAGAATGTTCTTGTCAAATGGATTCAAATCATATAGATCTCCACCATTTTTAGATTTTACACATAATGATTTATTAAAGAATTCCTTGAATACAATAACAGGAACATGTTCTCCTGTTTCATAAATGAACTCTACATTTTCATTCTGTTTTAGCTCTTTGACTTTTCTTAAATTTTGAATCGTGAATTTCATTATCTAACCTTTTGATAATAAATTGTTGGAAGGCCCTGATCGGTCTTTGTGTTGAAATTTAATTCAATTCGATAAACCGAGATCACCGTTCCATCTCTGTCCTTTATGGTTCTCAAATACAAATGATTTCCATTTGATAATATTTCTTTAAATTCATCAATATATTGACCATAAAAGAAATCATATATCATTCTATCTTCGTCTGGCTTCACATCTAGGATTAAGGATATTGGATTTATATAGTTTTCAAAAATTTGTTTATTTGCTATCAATAAATTTGGATTTCCCAAATATACTTTATATTGTCTGTTTCCCAAACTCTCTGAATATATGATTGGATATTTTCCATCAATCAATCATCCAACAAAATTATCACTCCTGTTTACGGCAATTTGATATCAATTATTTTCAAGTTGAGATGATTCTAAAATAGATACAGAATTTTTGTTTCGAACTCTTAACATATATTGACCCTCCTGCAAGACTGGAATGGTCAATGAAGTCAATTTGTTTGATTGTACAAAATCAGAATCAGACAATGTTGTTATTAAATTATTATCTATACCTATAATTTCTCCAACAACTTTAGAATAATCTATATCTTCTGTACTTTTTGCAAAATAAAGTTGATAAGGCAATACCAATCCTTTGAATCTAGTATTTAATTCAGCAATACTAGTATTTAAATTTTCTATTGCAACTATTGAATTATATACATCTTGATTTGTAGATATGCTTCTTCCGTACAATCCATCAATTAATTTAAGTTGATCATATAAATTATTTTCTCATTCTTCAAATCTTTTTTCATAACCTCAAATGTCTGGAGCTTGTCATTCAGCAGATGATGATTTCAATATACTCAGCAATTCATCTGTTCTTGAAGATCAATATTCAAGTCTATCAAGCAAAGATTGTATCAAAAAATAGGAAGAGTGATATTCTCCACTTAAACTTTCCATATTCTTAAAAGTCATCGCATAAGTAGAATATCATGACTTAAAATTATAAAGTGAATAAAATATAGCCTCTCGAATAATTGGATCTACATCCGGAGAATTTAAAGTTTCTTGAATTTTTTCATAACGATTCGCTATGGAAACTCACTCTCCTTCGTATTTTGTAGTATCATTTTTAAGGTCTATGTAAGTTCTATTTGGCACTACTTAAATCACTCCGGTTTAATTTTTTCATCATAGTATGGTTGTAGAATTTCAGCTACCATTTCTGGACTGTTTGCAATTCTTGAATGGTTATTATCAGCGAATGATATTTCATATGACATTGTATCTAAATCATGACCAAAATCATAGGTATCAAAGTGACCACCAATTTCTTCTTCTGTTCATCCTTGCCTCAAATTTAAATTTCTTACCATATTAACATATTTTTTAAAATCTTCACCTTTTGGAATTGGCATTTGCACATTATAATTTGTTACACAAACATATTTCTTATGATGACCTTCTGGTTTTGATTTATCAACAAGAGCTATGCATTTAAATCCATGAGTATCTACATATGAATGATAAGTTTCTCTCGACAAGTCATTTTGATGAGTTATACACCATCTATCAGGAAATCAATAACATCATGATCTATGTGTTTTTGGAACAAAAACCATTATATTTTTTCCCTTGTATATTCAATCTGTTTCTTTTGTTACAATTTCTGATTTTCCATAATTTGTATATGATCTACTTTTTGTCTGAATGTTTGTTTTTGCTTTGGTTATGACATTTGACAATTGATTAATATTTTCAATTCTATAAATATCAGCATAAGGAGGTAATATTTTTTTTCTTCTAACCAATTCGTAATATACAGGAATTAAATCATATAATAAATCAAATTCATCCTTATCTGAAAATATATACATTTTAGCTATTCAATTTGAATATCCCTTTCCCGGTGTTGGATCTATAGAGATAATATCATCTGCCATGCTATCATCTCCTAAATATTGTTTAAGCATTCGCTTTACTTCTTCTATATGTTCTATTAAAAGAATTGGTGCAAACATTAGAAAATCTCCTTATTGTATTCTTTTTGAGCGGATCTAGAAATTACTTCGGTTTCAACTTGAGTCTCTTCTATTTCTTCGGGTATTTCTTCTGAACTTGGTTGATACAATGATCCTATTGGTATTTCTTTAGGTATATAGTTATGCAACCATGATATATCTACCTTGATTGCTTGTGGATCAAAATAATTATAATAAATTGTCAATGGATTTCCTATCGCATTAGAATCTATATTTTTATCCAAAATCCATACTCTTTGATTTTCAACATCTTCATAATTTACAATCTTGTATGATTGATTATTGGTATCATATATGGTAGATCATAAAACATCAGTTAAATCTTTGTCGGTTTCAAAGATAATTCTTCTATTTTCCAAAACTTCATATTGCAAAATGATTTCTCTTTTTGGTCATATGTAAATATATCATGGAACAAACTTGTCAATTGTTTGAATTCCTGTTATTTCTGAAATTTTTGGCAATTCTATCATTAATTGATCATTTTTTATTGTTGCATATCGAGAAATATCTCAATATTGTTCGCCATATTGAGAATTTAATCAAAATTCAATTTTTTCTATTGGATATTGACTTATTGTTGTCGAATATTGAATTAAAGTTTCACTTTTTGCCCTTTGCTCAAGCAAATTAACTAATTCTTCTGACCTTTGATAATTTTCAACAGTTTTTTGCAAGGTTTCAGTTATCAATTGGCCCAAGTTTGCTTCTCATTCCTTTAGTCTTGCATATAACGATGTATAAACACTCTGAATTTCTTCCTCTCCTAAAGCATTCATTGCACCCTCTACGCCATATTCCAATTGCTTAATGTAATTATCAATTCTATTTAATAATTCTGTATTGTTTGCAACATAGATATTGAAATTTTCTAAAGGATCTCCATCGCTAAATCTTGTATATCTAGAAACTTCATCTAAAATGGTATCTCTAACCTTTTGATCTATTGCTTCATATATAGCATTTCTCAAATCGTGCCTGAATTGCAAAAACGAAGGATTTTCAGATGTTAATGAATTTTCTGCCACTCAATTTGGAACAATAACTGGCCCATTACTAACAGAAAATACCATTCTGATATTTTTATTTGCCGTCAATGGAGAGGATATAATAACTTCTGCCAATCCAGTTGATGTGAATTTAATCCAAGCGCTATCTCATGGTGAAATTGATATATTTCCATTTGCATCTCTTGCGCTGCACGACATTCCATCTACATGAACAAGAGTATTATCGTGTCAATATGGAATATTTTGTTCCAATGTATATGCAGACATTGATTCATCATTCCAATCTCTTAAAAAACTAACATTTTGAGTTGAAGAATTTCAGTTTAATGTACTTCCCGAAGTTACTCAATCATTATAATTATATCTCAAAATAAATGAATCTATAGCTTTTAGTCTAATAACTTCATTTTGTCTAGCACTATAATAAGATATCATTTCTTTATCATTTTCTAACATTTTTGGAAACATATACATGTCAAGATAATTAATTTGCAATGACCTTGCATCTTTTCATAATTTTATTTGAAGATACTCTCCAAAACTATGTTGTGCGCCTTCGGCAACAGTAATTACATATTGAGTTTCAATATAAACATCATAATAACTATTAGATCCTCAATCAATTTGATCTCAATCAACATTGATTGTTAATTGAAACGGTTGTCCAATTTCAAATGAAATCTGACTAATTAACGGATCATTATCATGAAAAAATGATAAAAATTGCTGTGAAGAGTTTATTGTAAATCTACCATCTCTTACATTAGAAGCATCTGTATTATAAACAAATGATCCATCAACAAATTCATACAGATATAATGAATCACCGAATCGAAAATTAGAATTCGGTTCGTTAAATTCTCAATTTACAGTTGTAGTTAAATTGGGCATTTTACTTTACCGGAGTTATAATGTTTTTTGTTAAATTAATCAATATCACAGTTCTTTTGTTTGGTTCAATTTGAACTGCCCTGTTTACATTTATATCTGCAAACTTTATTGCAAAGTTAATCGGTATCTCTGCTGGTGGTGGTAGTGTTTGTCCTTGCGCTATTGCCATGATATAATCTCCTATCAATATAATGAATTTGTTATAAAATCTTCAGAAACAGTAAAATATCACTTAGGATCTGTATAATACAATGTATTTCCAAATATGTTTACCATAAATTCAATATAAAATTTTCCAATTGGAAAATTCGTTTTATCTATTGTAAATCAATTTCCGTTCTTATCATAACTCATCTTGTCTCAATCACTTTGATATCATTTTTCTCTCGTCAATCCTTCTACCAATGTATAAACTCTATAATAAGCATTATTAGGAACAAAAAGTTCAGCATTTTCATAATTAAACGATCTTCTAAAGAACATAAATTTTCTTTCATTTCATTTTACCTTGCATAAAATATCTTTATATGATTCATCTTTTTCAAATATTACATTCATGTTTTCAACATTTTTTTGATTGAAGCTTTCGCCGACTGGCCCCAAAACTTTTGTGTAATTTTCTTTTGATATGGTAGAACCATCGCTGAATGAAAATGTTCACTTATCTCTAAAATCTCTCTGCATGGCTCACGATGAAATTGGAACTGTAAGCACAGAACTATAATATCCAGTATAATTTGAATCCTGAGATACTGTTGTGGAACTAGCCACCGTTTGTCCATTCTCATTTATTATCTGCGCGGTTGCAACAGAAAAATTAATTGATGTTGGAGTTCCATTTAAGAAATTGTAAAAATATAAAGTTCCACTAGATCCAGCTATTAATTTGTCTCTATCGTCTGCTATTATTTGATTATAAACAATATCCAATCTAGGAAGGTTCGACAAAATTGAAAAATCTCCCATATAAAATGATTTTCTTCAATATGAAACAGATGTTGACGATTCCATTGCGCTCGGAAGCTTTAATAAGAATCCATAATATCTAATTCCTCCAGTTAAGGAATGTATAATATGATTCGTTACATCCAATTCAAGATTTTTATTACCGGGACTCAATGATACCGAAGATGACATTGAAGTATCAACATCCATGCCTCCGGTAACAGTTCACGATTGAGTAGGTGTTCTACTCACTCAGTTTGAAGTACCAGTTGCAGCACTAGCTGAAGTGTATGTTCCAGCGTCTCATGATGCAGTAATTGGATAGACTTCTATCGTCAAAGAAGATGGAGTATATGTTGTGGGAAGTGGTGTTAAATTATAAAGTCTTATATATGCAGTTATACTTTTTCCGGCAATTGAACTATCGAGATCATTCGTATCAAATCCAACCAATCCTCTTGCCATGCAATAGAGTCCATATGTCAATTGATCATCTTCAACAACACCACCTCCTACATCAATTCTCTTTTCTCCACCATAGTTCTGAAGTTTTGTCACTATTCTAGTAGTATCCTCAGAACCATCAGCTTTGAATGGAAAATACAAAGTATTATATTTGATGCTGAAATATTTCTTTATTATCATTTTTATTTTACCCTTATTCATTCATCTTCTAATGATGGTTCATCTTTTGCATATGAAAAATAAATTTCTCTATTAAATTTATTAAATAAATATCGATCTATCATATATCACATTCCTTGAATATCTTGATAAGTTCCTCATCAAGCAATATATAAGATATTATTTATGATTCATCCTCTTCCAATAGCACCATCGTTTTCATCTTTTAAATATGGAAATTCACCAAATGCTTCTTTGCATTGAATTAAAAGATCAGCATGAGTAACAAACTTAAATCTTTCGTGTTGTGGTATTTCTTTTGATTTGTCATTTAAAAATAATACACTTTCCTTTCTCAGTCCTATTGCACAAAGTTCTCTATCCATTACAATAATAACATCCGCTTGATATTCATTATAGTAATCTGCATCAATAATAGCTCTATGCGGATCTTCTAACAGTACATGTTTACTTGAGAGTTTCTGCATTTATAATAATATCCTTGTTTAAATCTCTAATTTCCAAGATTGTATTCTGTGGTATAAAATACCTCTTTAATTTTGGTTCATACTGCAATCCATTGTAATAGCTATTCATCGGATATCTCGAAGAGAAAGCTGTCGGAGTCTTTGCTCTTATCGATGACACTCCTATAATACCCTCTACATTTTGCATCAAATATTGCAACAAATCATCTGTGTAGAAATGTTTTCCAAAATCTCAGTTGTCCTTCTTAAAGAATTCCTTTGCCTTCAATGCTGCATTGTATGAAACCTGAGATGCGTTGTATCCTCTGTTTATCAATATATTGCATTCAACTATTGCATTGGCAACCAATCCCTTCTTTATTACAACAAGATCATTCAATCCCTTATATCTTTTTAAGTATAATCTCAAATTATGAATAAATGCAGCATTTGAAGTTGGATCTATAAAATATCCATTGTTATCTATTGACAATAGATATGCATAGAATTTGAATGGGTCTAAAACCTCATCGGATCTAGTAACAAATACCTTGTCTGGTCTTCCAAGATAAGTTGGCATAAATCGAATCAATGACATATAATCCTGTTGCGTAACCGCTCTTTGTTGAGTTTCAGAATATTGCAACAATGAATTCTTTATTTCTTCAATCGACATCTTGTCTTTTCCTCCAATGGCAGGATTATCATTATTGACCTTCAAGGAAGCAATAATTGGAACACTATTGTCTTGATTTATTCAGCTTCATGTCACATTTTGAATTCTATTTAACTTCCCACTTTCAACCTTTAAAGATCCACCACCTACCAAATATTTTATGATTATGATGTTTCCAACAGTTGGAGCTATTCCTAACGAATCAACTGATAATAGATTGTTTGGATCATATTCTTTGTTGGCAAGCTTTTGAATAGAAATTGAATTTGCTGCAAGTCCAGCCAATTGAGTTGGAAGCACAAGGTCATTCGGATTTATTGAGAATAAAGATTGATTATAATTTGTTTCGTTTGTATTTCCGAATACAATTTTTGTATAAAGCAAACCATCAGATCCAACATATTGTTTTCTAATGAATCTTCTTGGAACTCTCTTTTCAAAAATTAAATACGGAATATTGTCCTGAACATCGTTGTCATTTAATTGAAAATCATAGATTGTATCTTGAGCTAAATAAGCAACTTCATAATAAATATTTCCATCATCGTCCTCAACGCTCATGATCTGTTGAACATTTTCGTCTGGAAGGTTTATTTCATAAAATTTTTGAAATTCATTATTTGGAGTTGTAATGGTATGATTAACAACCTTTGCTTCGTATGTTGTTGCAAATCCTCTTGCTGGAATGTCTACTTGCTTTAATGTTCCATCTGTATTGTAATATTTTGTTCATTCTGATTCATCGGTCTTTGTAAAATCTATATTGCTAGATAAATAAAAATTCTGAACTCTTGAGTCTCTCGACAACAATGTAGCTCCAGATAATATTTTTGGAATTTGATCTTTGTATATCGTGTTTGCGCTTGCTGGAACTGTTATCGTAGCATTTATTTCAACTCATGGTAGTGAAGCACCTATTTCTTTCAATCCTCTTCATTGAGCAAGATTGACAGCAGACTGATAATCCGTTACCGTTTGTGGAAAAACTTGATTAAAATATTGTCCTTGTGAAAAGTTCAATACATCTGCAACAAATGCGAATAAATCAACAACAGGTGCGCCAGCGGCACCACTCATATAATTCTTATAAGTATCAGGATAAAACCTCTTCAAAAACTTCTCCAATTCAGCTTTTGCAGAAGAGAAGTCATTGAATGAAGTATAATCAAATCCTTGTAATGTTTTTCGATCCATCGATATTTTTCCTTTTATATACTTATATTTAGTTTAATTTTGTTATTTTTGTTTAAAGATTTCATCATATTTTAAATTCAGCTTTTCTTGTTCGTCATTGTCAATATCAAAAAAATGACAATAAGCTTCGCTTCAAAATATTGGAAATACTTTTTCCATTTCTGGTCATCTTTGTTTTCTTCCACGAACACAATAATACGGAATATTATCCAAAAATCACGAAAAATTATTTTCATTTTTTCAATCGTGATGTAATCATTTATTTTCTATTTCATCCGAAAGTCTCATTTTTAAATTTTCTGCATATTTAAAACAATAACCTGAATCGAATATCATCTCTTCAATTTCTGGTCATCTTTCTTCTGTTGCTTCCACATATCTACATATAAGCATCGGTATCATGTTTTTTACTTTATAATTTAATATGACTTTTTCGAACATTTCATTTTTTCTTTCGCCTTTTGGCATTCTTTTTAAACGAAGAATTGCACGAGCCAATGCGCCGGGAATAGAAATCAATTCATCATATGAAAGAGGAACATATTTAAAATTTCTTCATGAAATTCCCAATCTTTTAAGAACTTTTGATTGCGACAAATTTACATCATACTCTATTTTATCATCTTGTGCATCGCATATAGAAAAATCATCATCTAATTTTTGAGGAATCAAAACTGCATATTTTTCATTGTTTTTTGTAATTATAAAATAAATTGTATATATTCTAGAACCATATCTGTATGTATTGAATTGATTATCTTCTTCTGCCGATATGCATCATTTTGTTCCCTTTCCATATTTTTTTGCCTCTTCTTCATTTGATATCAATATAATCATATTTCCATTTTCAATTGTTTTGTTTTTTACTTTTGAAAACTCTCTTTTTATTTGTGAACGAGTTATAACCATCTCCTTTTCTGACAAAAATTGAAAAAGCTCTTGATGGTTTTTATACGAATTAATATCGGCTTCTTTTCCAGTAACAATATTCCTTTTTATCAAATCTTCAAATTTTGAAAATAGCTTTAGATCAGAATTAAAAAAATTTTGAAGATCTCCTTGTTTTTCAAAATATTTAATATTAGGTATATCATTTAAATATTGTTTACATACTCATTCAATATATTTTTTTATTGGTGTTGGATCTAAAGCATTAGCCATCCTTCGAATGAGATCTTCTCCATAAATATGACCAAATCTTTTAATAGCTGTTTTAACGGATTCATTGATCGATTTTGGAATGATAATATATTCACCAAACTTTTTACCACCAAATTTCTTCCATATATCTGAAGCCATTCCGACATTTGATCTCTTCGTCGTATCTATGATCAATCCATCTTGACTTAGATCCAGCAATGTTTCATATAATAAATTTCCATATGCACGACCTTGATATTTCTTTTCAAGCCTTGTAGAAATTATATTCAAATAAACTTTTCCTTGCAATTTCTTTTGATTGAAAACAATATCAGCTATTCGATTTTCAACATCTCTGTGCCACAATTCCATTCTTCAAGGTCAAAGATCATTTTCAAGACTGATCCAGTTTCCAAATCCAACAAAGATTATTTTCTTGTTTGGATATTGTTCTTGCCAAGAATTCAACCTTTCTTCCATTTTTGCTGTCATAATCTGATCATCAAATTTTTCCAAGAATCATGACAATTGATCTTCACTTTCATAAGATCGAATGTCTGCAACTTTTCCTTTAATGATTTTATTCTTTACAAGATAATCAAATTTTTCTTTGAGAATTTCATTTATTATCATTTATTTTATTCCTCGTCCAAAGTAATGCTCATGATAAAATTCATATCAACAGGAGTTGTTTCTTGTGTCGGCAAATAAAGAACATAAAACTTATTATCTTTCATTACAAGATACTTTTCCGAGGGATCTTCGTCCATGATTTTCAGCCTTCTTCCTCTTCTTAAAAGATTCATGTAATGATTCATCGTATCATCCTCTTTGGGTTCAGTATTATATGGATAAAAACCTCTTCCAGAATTTCTAGGAATCGTGCTTCCTCCTAGCATTTCTTCATTTACCTTTCCATATTTCTTTTGCAAATTGTACAATTGATTTAAATATTCTCTTCTCATTCTTTCAAGCGATGATTTAATTTTTTTCTTTTGCATATTGCTTAATGATGGTCAAACATCATTTATTGCATCGATGAGTTTTGGATATGTTTCTTTAAAACATTTATGAAAATTTTCTGCTTCTGGATCTTTAAAATACATTCTTGCCATAGCATACATTTCCGCACCTCGTTCAGCGTGTTGCATGTAATAATTTATTGTTTTCAAATTATCGTCACTTTTTGGAGAATGATAATTTTGATATAATTTTTCAATTCTTTCTGAATGCTTTTTTGAATATTGAACAGAATGTACCATTTCATGAATCAACACTCTCCTTATCATTGTAGCAATGTATTCTGGATTTGGATTTGGTGGAAAGGTTGTTTCTATAAATATCACACTCGAAGAATCATGAACAAAACTAAACCTTCCAGATTTGGAATAACCTTTTCCTTTTTTGTATGTTATTTTGAACTTAAGATCCATTTCCTTATAGAAATTACTTAAATATGTTTCTGTGAACGACTTCTTCACAGATCCAATGATTCGATTAAATCTCAAATCCATCTTGACATACTTTAATATGTCTTCAATGTCTGGAAATGGTACTTCACTCATGTCAATGACTTCTTGTATCAATATATTATGAATGTCCATTATTCATTCCTTGCCTTTTGATTGTAAAATTGCATTCTGAATTTCTTTCATTGCTTATTTATCCAAATTTTTTCATTTTTTGTTAACCTGTCTCATTCTCAATTGATTGTAAACTTTAAGAATGGACTTTCTTTTTCCAAAGCATCTTCAAATGTTTCATGACCTCTCAATGCTCATTGAATAGCGTTAGCGCCAATTTCGGCATCTTGCAATGCATAAATAATATCTGATTTTCTTGTATTCGTTGGCCCACCTTTATAATTTTGACCCATTTTTCCTTTTGATTTCTTTGTCTGAACATAATGAGTCAATTCATGTCTCAACACATCTTCCAATCTATTTGCAGATCTGTAATAGAATGGATTTATGTAAATAATATCCGTTTCATCATCATAGGCGGCTCCAGAATATTTTGTATCAAACTTTACCGTGCAAACCTCTATGTATTTCGATAATCATTCTGCAAATTTATGAATATTTCGATTACCGTATTCTTTCTTTTTCTTTCCTATCAATTGAGCCGAAGGTACTCGAATTCCATCCAAGGATACTTCTTCCGATAAAACTATGGTATCATCATTCTTCATTTTTCCATAATGAAATTCGAATGTCGATATCAATCCAGAATCAACATATTTTTTATACAATTCATGTTGAACATTGTTGGCAGATCTATAAAAATCCATTAATTTTTCTATAGTAATTCCAAATATTTGATTCAATGAGTTAGGAAGTCTATCATCCAACTCATTTCATATTGCATATGTTCATGGCATGTTTCGATTCAACAATACGGCATATTTTGAATTTGTATTCTTGTTTATGAAAATGAAAATATAATTTTTCTCATTATATTCATCAAATTGATTACCTAAAATTGATGACGATATGCATCATTTTGTGTGTTGCCCATATATTATAGATTGAATTTTGTTTGATGGAATCACAATCAATCAATTATTAAAATCATATTTGTTGACTTTTTCGCTCTTGGATTTTCATTTAATCCATGCATCATCAACAACCCTTCTCAATTCCGGCAAACTATCAATTGAATAAATATCAGATTCCTTTCCTTTTAAAACATTATTTTTGCAAAGTTCATAATATTTCGATATGACATCAGCTCAATTTCTCACAAAAACAATAAAATTTTCAGGATATTTGATTGCATAATCTGCCAGCCACGAGGCATTTGCTTTTTCTTTTTCACTAAAAATTAGTCATCATTGTTTTATTAATCATTCCGTATATTTCTTTGTTGGAGACGGATCAACCTTGTCAGCAACCAATTTGATGAATGTTGGACTAATTTTTCCATTATATTTCTTTATGACAGACCTGACACCTTCAAGAATTATTTCCATCATGAATCTCCTAGCTTATGTCTGGATTTTCAGGCATTCCTGCAAGAATGTGTTCTATCATCTCTTCATCATAATATTTTATATCATTTCCTCTTTGAATGACAAAAACATTCGCATCATTCATTCAGATAGTAGCTCCATCCGTTTCTCAACTTTCCGTAAATGTCAATCTGTGGCCCTTCTTTAACAATTCTATTCATTTGTCTATCATTTTTTATTATTCTCCTTAAAATGCTTGCTTCAATTGTTCATTTATTGTATCAATCAAGTTCAAAATGACTCGATTTCCAAGACCATTTCCAGAATCTCCTTCTTGTGGACTTCATTTTCTTACATTTCCAAACAAGGTTCCAAATTGACTGTTTCACTTGATCAATGTAATCGAATCCGTCACAAACTTATTGTTATAAAGAAATGTCATCATGACAACAACTCCAGATTCAACATAGGTAACATTCGTTGCCACATATGCCTCAACATCTTTTACTCTGAAATCTGGAATATATTTTTTAAGCTTTTCGTTGACAACTTCCACAACACTATATTCGAATGATCGAATACCTTCATCCGTCATGTTTTCTGGCAATATGGAAGTTCAATTGATTCCAAAATCGTTGTTATATATTCATTCACCCTCTCTTGTATTGAGCATGACATACAACAAACTGAGTTTGGACTCAAGTTCTGTTTTTGGTGGATTTAGTACATTTAACTTATTTGGATCAATTAAAGCTAGTTCTGAATCCAATGGTTCTTTAATCATTTTTCATATAATTCCGTTTACAAATATATAGTTTATGATATGAAAATATTAGGAGATAGAATGGATTCGAGCTTTCCTTTTATTTGAGCTAGTGAAGTGTTGAGTTGAGCAATGGTTGAAATCGTACTTGGATCAGGAGTCAAGACGGATGCCGGAGTTCCTAAATGTTGATGACTCTGAATCATCCTGTTCACATTCTCCAAATGCATTACAATACCTGTCAGCAAGTCCAAGATGCGATCCCCTCTCCCTGCATGGTAACGAGCTTCGGGAGTCTGAGATGTCAAATATATATTTTTTGCAACGATGGCAATTCCAGAGTCTTTGTCGTTTTCATCATTCGTTTCTTCTGGAGATTGTGCGTAATCATATGCTGGTTTTCTTGAAAGATTTATGTTGAAGATAACTCTCAATCTTTCTTCGAATGATTTAGCACCCAAAAGCTTTTCAATGTATGTATTTATTCGTTCATTTTGATTTGTTTCATACAACTCCTTTAAGTAATTGAACAACAATTCTTCTCAAAGTCGATTGTATTTCGATATGTAAATAAAAGCATCAAGCTGATTTACAGGATTTATTCTGCGAAATTGTTCATATTTTGTATCTATCACATTCTTGTTGTTCGCAGCCAAATCAACATATCCAGAAGACATGAGAATGTCGTTGTTGTCCAATTGAATATATGAAGTTCCATTCTCATTGGAAAAGATAGTAGAACCCTCTCTTGGTCACAATATGTTTCTTGCGTTCTGTCCAGTTTCAGCATTGTCTGGAGTGATGGAATAAAAATTATTTGATGTTTTGAAGAAATATGAATACGGTATGTAATAGAACATGTATCCATCGTCTCGATTCATTCCTAACATTGATTTTGGAATTCCCATGATGTAAACTCATTGTCCCTTTTGAGGAGCCTTGATAATGTCGGCAAACAATGGAAGGCAACTGATCGTTGTCGGAAGAACATTTTCCGTTGGAATTGTTACGGTGACAACCGGAATGGTCATCAATTCCTTGTATCGATTCGGATCATTCATCAAATTTTCATATTTCTGCATCATTCCAGAAACAGACATTCCCTCTCCAACCACCTGAACATACTGGAATGATTTCTCAAGATCCGAAGTCAATGAATTGTTTAGATTGTCTTGAAAAATCGCATAATTGCTCAATCTCGCAATCGTTGTGAATTGATTGAATGGAGCAATGTCTTCAACTTGTCCAAATGTGTACAATACCTGTGCCATTATCGATTGTTCCTAATAATATCCAAGAATATTTTTCTTGGAATTTGATCGGTTATATCCATCCATTCTCCAGATCCCGGTTCGACTTCATTGTCTTCATTGTCATAGATTTCTATTTCGTTTCTATCCTCCCTGTTCATTAGATATGTGAACTTGTCAAGTCCACAATAAAGATAAAAAATATATCAATTTTCATTGTATTCATTAAACGCATTTCGATGATGGATGGATGACAAACATCATCTTGTTCCTTTTCCATATCGAATTGCTTGTTCTTGATTTTCAATTTTCAAGATTCATCAGTTTTCATGCTTGAATTTCTTAACAGGAACTTTTTTCTTGTTGATGTATTCATAATGCTTTTTTTTAACAAAGTTTGAAAATTGATCTATTTTATTATAAGAGTAAATGTCCGCTTCCCTTCCAGAAATCACATGATTTTTCACCAATTCGTCAAACGGAACGATAATGTTTTTAAAATAATTTTCCAAACTCAATCATTTTTCATATTCCGATTGCAGTTTTGTTGGAGCAAGAAGCGGTTTGAAATATTTTACAATCTTGTCTACAATTCATTCCGTATATTTCTTCGTCGGAGACGGATCGATGTTTGAAGCCACCATTCTGATGTATTTTGGTTCAAGCTTGTAAGCGTATCTTGCCAATGCCTTGTTCAAGCTTTCATTCATGTTTCCATGATTTATGATGTTGAAGAATATTTCTTTTGGAACATGATTGAACACTTCTTCCGATGGAACTGAAATGTCTTTTTCGTTGTAAACGAATATCATGTGTTTTGCTTTTTCCCTTCCTATCAAGACGCAATATTTCAATGTTCGATACAAAACAATAAATACATGATATTTTTCATTATATTCATGAAACTTATTCGGATACACCACAGCAGATATGCATCAATTCGTTTTGCGACCATACTTGATGGCTTGTTCCTTGGTTTCAATCTGAAGAATTCATAAATCGTTGTATTGAAATTTTTTAACTGGAATCTTTTTCTTCTGCATGTATCGATCATAAGCTGCATCCACTGCCTCTCGAAGATCTTTTATATTCTTATACGAATAGATGTCCGCCGCCCTTCCAGAAATATATTTCTTCTTGCACATTTCATTAAATTCTTCAAAAACTGGTCTATATGTAGAAACCATGTCTCATTTGGCATATTTGAAAACATGCATTCAGTCTGGAAAGGTGTGTCATATTATTCCACAAAATCATTCTGTATATTTCTTTGTTGGAGACGGATCGATTTCGTTGGCAATGAATTGAATTGTTTCCTGATTCAACTTGTTGACATATCTTTCCAATGCTGCTCGATATCCCTCGTTTAATTTATCAGTCATTCCGGTGCCTCCAGCTTGTTGTTTTCTATGAATTTCTTAATTCAGAAATTGAAACTCTCCAATGCTCCATGCTTCTTGCAAACATCGCGCCTCCACTTTCAGTCACTGTAATCCAATCAGAATTTTCTGAAATGCTCCTTCGGTATGCCTTCAAAATATTACCAAGGTTCATCTGTATCGCCAAATCCATTGCCCCCTCCAGTTTTTGAATAATGAACTCAACTGTAAAAATGATCGACCATCATCTCCACAATGTATTTGTTGTCGGTTCCCTTTTCATTGATATAATAAAGATTCGTCAAACGACTGATTCTTGAAACGAACGAATCTCGAAATCGAATGCATCATCCAGTACCCTTGCAGAAAAATGACGAAGCTTCTGGAGTCTTCAACTTGTACATGATGTACTTGTCATTCTGGAAAATGAATTCCACTCCTTTGTGGCTTGTTGCTATTTTCTTTTGTCTATTTGAAAGACTGTATTGTTGTTCGTCAACGAATCTTTTAAGATCATAATAATCCTTGTATGATTGAATGTCCGCAACTCTTCCAGAAATTCGATGATTTTTAATCAGATAATGAAATGTATGTATTGCATCTCCGATCATGCGAGTTTGCGCATCTTTTCCTCTTTCGAAATCTTGCCTGTCACGCTGATCTCACACATCATATATGTCCTGATTGTTGTTCACATAGACTGCGAATCATTCAACCATTTTGTCAAGATATTTCTTTTGAGAAGTTGGATCGACATTGGAAAGACGATGAAATCATGCTTTGTCTTCGTTTGGAAGAAGTCTCTTGAATTTTGCAAATGCCGAATTGGTTCCCTCCTTGATTGGAGATTGATTGATTATTTTCATGAACACCTCTTTGGGAATGGTTCGATATACATCTCATTTCAAAGAAATATTGAGATCCTGTTCGTTGAAAACATTGAATTTTTGAAAATCTTGTCTATTTATTAAAACGGCATATTTTACATTTTCCGTAATCAAAATGAATATATGATTTTTTTCATAATATTTTTCAAATTGATTCGTGGCAGTCTTTGCCGAAATGCATCATTTCGTATTCGCCCCGTACTTGATGGCTTGACTTATGTTCGTGATGTAATAGATATGAAATCCATTGTGTCAAAACGATGGTGCCTTTTCATTTTTCTTTCCCTGTTCAAGTTTATATTCAAAATATTTATCTTTGACTTTTTGTCACACAGATATATAACTTTCATAAGAATTGATGTCGGCTTCCTTTCCAACCAATTGATTTCTCTGAACAAGGAATTCGAATTGTTTAAGAGTTGTGAAATATAAATTCATATACAAAGCATTTATTCTATCATCCTGACTACCGAATCAAAGGTCTTGCAAATTAAAATCAACGGCTTGCTTGCAAAGTCATTCCAAATACTTCTTTTTAGGAGTCGGATCGGCATATTCTGCGATTTTTTCAATCTGCTTCCTCGAAAACTTTTTTAAATACTTCTTGAAAGCGGAACGGATTCCTTCATTCATGATTTTCTTATGCATTCAACGACTCCCAATCGAATTGAGACAATAAATAAATTGATATGGTTCGTCCATCCACTTCTGGATTATCCGTATCGTGAATGTAGTATCTTCCATCGTCTCCAATCGAGACGAATCGATTCGGAGCAGCATGTTTTCAATGAACCATTCGAATTCTGGCTCCAGAATCCAGAGCCTTCTTCAATTCTCCTCTTGAAACTTGATCTCAAGCCTGAGATCTTTTTATTTCATTCATCAATTCATCAAATATTGTCATGTTCTTGTTTTCCTTCATTGGATATTCTGGATTTTCAAGATGTGGTATTCCTTCGCTCTTGAAGAACCTTCCAGCCTGACGGTTTCAATACACCGCTTTCAAATTTCGACTTCACAGCTTCCTTGCCATCTTCGTCAACAATTTCGAAAGCCCATAGGATCGATATGCCCTTTCAACATATACCTGATAAAGATTCGTGGATCGACCGAATGCGGCTGAAGCGACAGGAGCCTCGTCGGCATAGGCAACCATGAAGAAATATCCAGCATCGTCATGATATCATTTCCTGTCTTCTTCACCATCCAATACATCGTAGCATCAAGCTTCCATGCCACCGTTCAGCATGTACAATCCATTTTCAAGAATTTCTTCAGCCAGAATCTTGTTCGACTCCTCATCGTCGCTGACGCGCACTTGAGTTCAATTGAAATTAAATCTCTTCATGTTTAATCCTCCAGCAATCTATAATATGCATTCGTTTGTTTGTTCAAAGATTCATGCATGATCAAAGATTCATGCATGATCAAAGATTCATAGAGATCCAAGCCTTGCATATAATCATGATCCTCCTCAGAAATGTGGCAACGATTCATTCCACATACTTCTTCGTCGGAGATGGATCTAGAACATCCGCGACCGCTTGAATGAATTTCTGGCCAACATGCTTGCCATACTTCTTGATGGCTGAATTGATTCCTTCGTTGATCATACTTCTTATGTTCATGCTTCGCTTTCCTTTAAAAATCATACAATTTCGACAGTTCGAATCCGAACATTTTCTCAATCGAGATGTCCTTGTCCATTTTGTCGTTTGATTTCGTTCATATTTGAACCCCATAATCGCTTCAATCCACCAATACGGCAAACATTTCATCTTCATTTTTGAGAATGAATATTTCATGAGTTCTAGCATATGCATCAAATTGATTCGATCTTGATTTTGTCGACATGCACCAGTTCGCTCCAGAACCTCAATACATGGCTTCATGCATGTTCGCACATTTCACGACCAATCATTTTCCAATCTGCTTTCTCTCCGCTTTCGGCCCTAAAATCTTCGCCATTCTTTCATTCTTTTTTTGTACTTCTTCGTCTCTTTTTTTCTCGGCATCTTGGACAAGAAGAAACAATTCTGTAAAAGAAAATTGATAAACATCGATTCCTTTCAAATGCTTGGTATCCTTCAAATCTTCAAAGCTTTTCAGTGTGTTTCGAGCCGATGGAAATCAAGATCTTCGGAAATGCATTGAATTATAATGCGTTTCGAATTTATCCATGATCTTGTTCACATTGTCCTTTACATTTTTGAAATTTTTGTTCTTGATGAATTCTCGAAGAATTCATTCCGCGTATTTCTTTTGAGGAGTCGGATCAAAATACAAGACCACTCATTCGATGAATTCTTGCGAAAGCACATTGCCGAACCTTTTCAGAGCAGATCGAAGTCCTTCCATTAAATAAATCTCTGAAATCAATCGTTCATAAATCGTCATATCAATTTCCTTTAGTTATCAATTTCCTTTTTGATGATATCTTTAAAGAATTTAAAAGGAATAATGTTGTCAAAGAAGCTCTTCATATCCTTCATATCTAGTCGTTCGTTTTTTTGATTTCAAACTTCAACACTGTCTGTATAAAATGGTAAATCATCATCTTCGATTGCCAAAAATCTTTTATTTTTTGACACCATGACCATGTATTTTTTGTTATTGTTCACGACAAAAAATACATAGAATTTTGAATTATAGTCGTTAAAAGGATTTGGAGCATTGATCGAAGATGTGCATCAAGTGGTTCTGTACCCATATTTGCAAGCTTGCTCTCTCGTTTTCACGAAAAAAATCTGACTGTCCTCGTATTGAAATCGTTGAGCGTGTGGAACCTTCTCCAAATTTCTTTGATTGATCTTATTTATGGCATTTCGTAAAATTTTATTAAATCTTGCCATGTCGCTTTGCGATTCCATGTCATAACTGTAAATGTCAGCATCCTTTCCAGTTATCAATTTTCGATTTACGCAGAGATCATATTTCGGCAACCAATCAATTGATCAATCAAAAATTCCTCATTTCTTTCATTGATCAAATTCTTCAGAAAATTTTTTGGAAATTTCATAAATGTTATCAAAAGCGATCCATTTAGAAAATGAATATGAACCATCAACTTTATTTTTTTCCACGCTCTTGATGAATTGATGAACGATTCATTCAGTGTATTTCTTTGTCTTGGAAGGATCGCATATTTCAGCAATTTTTTCAATAAATTCATCGCAAACAATAGCATTGAATCTCTTCTTGGCAGATCGAAGACCTTCCATCATCAAAATTTCATTTATCAATCTTTCATACATGTTCATATTAAAAGTGTCCACGATTTTTAATTTTTCATTCAATGCAATTGACAATCAATCGGTTCTTTTATTGATATCCAACTCATTTCTCAATGATCTCGTCCGCTTCGTCATTGTTCGTGAAATCATCGAATCCAGCATCATGCAATTCCTTTCGAAGTTCATCCGCTTCGAATTCCGAAAGCCATGCTCTTCTTCCATCCGGTCGAACCACGATCAGTCCAGTCTCCATCTCGATCACTTCGAAATGTCTCTTCGGTTCGAACGGAACCGCGCGATTCGCTTCCTTCATGTCTACTTCACCATTCTTCAATCGTAATTCCTTATCAAATCAATCACATCATCGACATCGTAATGCTGAATTCGAATCGCCTCCTTTCCATCGACGGTCAAGACAAAGACATTCTTTCTCTTCTTCAAGAGAATGTTCTTGTCCACGACCGAAAAGGATTTTCCGCGATTCAGATTGGAAAGAATGTCGTATGCCATTCTCGAAGTCGTTATCTCGTTCATCAATCTTTCATACATGTTCATGTTCATGTTTTTTCCTTGTCAATTTAAAAATTTTCCCCGCTATTTTTTGAATCAATCATGTTTCATTTTTTCAATGGAATTTTCCTCCATGACTTTGAAAAATTGGGTGCGTTGTGTATGGGGTAAAACCCTCCTCATCATTCCCTTTACATATAAAAAATCGGCACAGAAATTTTACTAATAGGATCATTCATATCCTTATATATCCCCTTGTCGAGAAAACATATGCTTCAATTTGTTATCAAGTAATAGGTTTGTTTCTTTTACTTGAGTTTCAGACAATGCTCCTCTCAATGACAACGCTACATTCAACTTGTTTCATAAAGTAAGAATGGTAGCATGTTTCTCTATGACTGGAATGTATTCATTTTGGTAGAACTTTACGATCTTTTCAAATAGTTCTGTTCGTCTATTCAATAAGTCTTCATTGGTGTTCAACATGAATTCTTTCTGAGCTTCAAGTACAATGCTAGACTTGGCCGCATCGTTAATCTTCTTCGTTGATAGATCGCGCTGTTTCATTCAATGTCTCCATTTGCTTTACTAAATCCTCCACTTCGTCTATTTCCTTCGAGGATTTCAATTGCTTCAATTCCTTTCTTGCTTCCATCGCTTCTAGAGCCTGAGAGAAGATGTCAGTTGTGCCGTCTTCCTTTTTCCTAGATTGATTTCCCTGAAGCCTTGCAGCGGCATTTGCAATGTTGATCAGGCCGGTTGTGGTCTTCTGCTTGTTGTCCAACAAGACGGATATAAGCCTAGCCCTCCCCTCGGCTTCGAAAGGGCTTATGAGTGGTTTGTTGATCTTTAAATCCTTGATTAATCCTGTCACTTCGTTACGATCTTCTTTTAGATGGTGATAGTATTCTTTCAATATGTCCGATATCTTCTTGCCATCAAAAAGATCTTCATTCTCGATTGCCATGATGGTATCCTTTTTCTTTTATATAGGTAAAATGATTGTATTTGTTCAATGTCAATTAATATCCTTTGTTTCTATTTTTATCTACTATATAAATTTGTGCCAAAGGCACAAGTATTAAGGAAATCTAACCTTTGCATTAACAGATATTTATATAATGAAAAAAGGGAGCATTTGCTCCCTTGTAATTGTCATGTTTGAATTTGTTATGATTGGTTAATCTTCATGAATATACCATTGATCGGACATGCTTTGATAATCGTAGAAATTCGCGGGCCAACAATCACCATCAACATCAATCATCACAATTTCACCATCATCATCTTTATAATAAACATAATCATTATCACCGTCACAAACTCTAACCTTCTTGCCATCTCCCATATACCTTACGGCAGTCATGAAATCAAACTTGACAATCGGCTTTTCCCAAACATACCAATTATCATCATTGAATGATCCATCAAAATCATTTATTTCATATGTCTCAGAGTTGACAATTACAATCCTGCCATTGTATATTGTAACATAACAATTTAAAGCATTAGACCAATTACTCTTTGCAATCTTGACACCATCCATAAGATTTGCCATCACTTCGGCAGCACTCTGAAGCTTCTTCATGATCATTCTCCTTGTTTGGATTTGCTCCAAGATACGAAGATAAATTGTAAAAGTCAAGAGAAGTTGATATCAGTATTCAGTATAATTTCAATTTAATCTAGCCCAACTTTAATCTTTTTGACTAACTTCATCATCACAGATTTTGCAATGAGTTTATAATCATCATAATCTATGTTGGAACCCTTTGTAGCGTTACAAATCATGCAAGCCTTAACTATATTATCCTTATCATATCCTCTATCAGAATCAATTCTTTCAACTGACATTGTATTAGCTACTAATAATTGTTTCATTGCAGTTGATTTATTTTTTATAGATTCACATTTTTCCTTTAGAAATAAGTATTTATCTATTGTTATTCCGCAATATTCACATATATCTGGAGTTTCATTTCATCATTTATAAAAATCATCTCAAGATATGGTTACTGTTTGTCTATTTTTTAAGCTTATTCATCGCTGTCGAATGAAATTCTTCTTTCTTCATTCTTTGGATTTATCTCTTGCTCTTTGAAGTTGTTCTGGAGTCTTTATTTTTGATTCTTTTGGTTTTTCAAGTTGTTCTTTTTTTAGAATCAATCTTTTAAGTCTATTCTCATCCTTCTTTCAAAGATTCAATCCTTGTTGAATTTGATTTCTCTTGATTTCTTCAAGCTCATTAATTTCCAATTGTACTTTTTTTAAATTTGTCATGCGAATATCTCCTATACTACCACTATTAGTATATATATACTACCACTGATAATATAGAATAATTCATACAGATAAAAATGAAATTACTGGATATATCCGGGTTTGACAAAAAAAACTGTATAATTATCTTTAATTCAATTCTGACTGCATTCTCTTCTTATATCTCTTTCAGAATTTCAATAGATAGTAATTGATCGTGAAAGGTTTCATCGAGCATCCTGCTGTAGTAGACAATTCCCTCAACATGAACTTGATAAAGAACTTGTTTTGAAATGTAAATTTCTGCAATGATTCCATTAATTCCAATAGTTGTTGAGCAAATATACCTTCCTTTGTGGAAGCAAATCGATTATTCTTTATATCATCTTTTAAATATTCCATGATTTTGGCATAAGTTATGAGTGATGCATCCTCTTCTTCCTCTTCTTCTTCCAATATGGAAATCGCTCTTTCTATTGGAAAATAATCCTCTTCGGATTCACTTTCATTATAGATGAATTCTTCATTTCCAAAGTAATTCGATTCCAATATCAACTTCTGCTTGTGAGATAGCTTTCTAACCGCTATCATGTGAAACTTCAATACTGAAGTGAGATAATTGAAAGGTCTACCTTTGGATGGATCTAAATAACCCTTGTCTATGATTTCCAGAAACTTCAAATAGCATTCTGATCTTAATCAATCTACATCTATTTCACTTCCTTCCAATCCATTGAACTTGAACTTATGAATCAATGCATCTATCAAGCTAGTCAATGCATTGTGAATATACTTGCTATAAATCCTGTTTCTTTCTTCTTCATTCTTTTCATCTATGAACAATCAAATTGCTTCATCAACTTCATCAGGTCAATATATTCCTTTATTATTGATTTCTACTTTCTTCATGTATTCTTTCTCCTTGCTGTAAATCTTGAGGCACAGTAGCGTCTTCATTGTCTTCAATTTCATCAAGTTTTACATTGAATATATTAACCAAAGTTGTCTGAAAGTCTCTTATCTTGTTGATGATCTCTTGAATGATTGGATCGAACTTCACATAAGTTTCAGCATATCTTGGATTGTTTACGATACCATCCATAAACAATACCATCATTTCATACCTTTCCATTATCTTCATAAATCTTGCATTTAATATATTAATTTGTTTTCCAAAGTTCATTGTCCTTAGTTTTATTGTTTTATATTGAAATATATTGATTCCAATGCTTATAAATAGCAATATTCCTAGTATTCATGCCATAATTATCTTGTCCTTTTTATTTCATTTTTTTTATACTTTTTGAATGTTAATAGATTATTTTTTTTGAGATTCTCCAACATTCTTGCAAATGCTACTTTTTGATTCATTTCTAATAGTGCAAATGTCTTGCTTAACTCTTCAATTAAGAAGTCTTTATACTTGTCATCTGGTATTTCATATCCTGCTAGTAGGTGATCATCTGATTCAGTTACGAATACGTTTCTTATTTTATCTTTGTAAATAAATGTGTGTAGTTTATAGAGTTGCATGATTATATTTCCTTTACATAGTGTGTATCACGATCTGGAATGCTATAGAATACTCCCTTGTGATTAACTCATATATGACCTTCTCTCTTTGGAGGAGAATATTCTTTTTTCTTATTCTCTCTATTTGATCAATAATACATTGCTCCTAATAATGCTCCAACTGTAAATGGTTCCATTATTCTACTCCGATCATCTTTTTATATTCATCATATTTTGTATTGATTAATAAGAAGATATCTTCTTTGGTCATTCTTTGTGGATTTTCTTTTGTGGTAATTCTCATCTTCATAAAT